ACCGTCCGGGCATCCACCACCTTGGTTTCCCAGAACTCGCGCTTGCTGTGGAAGGTTTCGTAGAAGTACCCCGTGTTTCGACGCGGGTTGCTAAACGCCAGCCAGAAACGATTAGGCGTGTTCTCGGTAAAGAAACCGCTGGTCACCGCCCAGATAGCGTCGTCAATACCGCTGGCCTCGTCAAAGATCACCAGCACACCATCGAAGTTGTGTACGCCCGCGTATGCGTCCGGATTCTCGGCTGACCACAGCCGACCCTCAACGCCCCAGTACCGCGTGCCTTTTCGCAAGTCCCGTTCGACCAGTTCTGTCAGCCACTTGGCTGGCATCAGCCTGGTTGCGCTGACCTCGAACCAGTGCGAGTTGAGCGACATCGCCAGCCACTTGGTTATCTCGGCCCATGTCACTGACCGCAGTTGCGACTCACTATTTGCCGACACAATGGTCGTTGAGCCTATCCTGGTTGACAGCATCCAGATCACAATCCAACTGACCAACGCCGACTTGCCAATACCCCGGCCTGAGCTGACCGATTGCCGCAAGGTGTTGAAGTCAACCAAACCTTTGTTTGCTTTGATCTGCTCTGTGATTGTTTGCAGCACCTCGCGCTGCCACTTGCGCGGCCCATCGAAGTGCTCCAACGGCGTGCCTTTGACACCCCACGGGAATACAAACTTTACAAACGCCAGTGGGTTGTCTTTGTACTGCGGGGCCCACAGCCTGGACATCAGTTCTTGTTCATCCTCTGCGCTGTATATGGTCGATTGCATCAGCTCAGTACCTGCTTGGCATCTACGTCGATCACGTCAGGGGCTGCGCGGCGCTCGGCCTCGGCCAGTGCGCCAACGATGGAGATGCGCTGATCGACCTCAACAGATATGGCCTGCTTGGCGACCCAGCCGTGTTGGTGTTTGAGAATCTCCAGCGCGACTTTAGCGTCGCCCTCTAACGCGGCGGTGTGCAGTACCTTGGCCAGTTCGATCTCGCCGTCGGCTTTGCCTCGTTGCGCGGCTATCTCCGCAATGGGGTCTAGCTCGCACAACTGGCGGTAGGCTTTAGGCAGAAGCCCAGCGGCCAGCGCCAGGCTGTCGCCTTTTAACCCGAGCTTGGCGGCGTTGTATATACGACTGATCACCGCTTCAGTGGCGCGGGTGTCGTTTAAGACAAGTGGCAGTGAATAGAAACTCATAGATGTATGACCGCTGTTGGCGTGCTTGAATCATATATTAAAAAAAATTTGTTCGCGAGCCCTCCGTCACCGTGGCCCTATGCGCTCGGCCCTACCCCCTCCCCCTTGCCCGAAGTCAAATGCAAACGGCACGCGGCAGCCGGGTTGTGGACCATGTGGACAATGTGGACCACGGTTTTAAGTTGCAAGCCTGCAAGCCTGGTGCATGCCGGGTACATGCCGGGTACATGCCGGGTACATGCCATGTGGATAATCAGTTTTAAGGTTGTCCACATTGTCCACAAATTAGCGCCAGAGCTTGCGGCCAGAAAACGTCAGGGCATTTGTGGACAATGTGGACCAGTGGACCATCAAGTTAAAGTTGCTGGCTAGTCACGGTAACAAACGTGTTACACAATACTACTGTATAGCTATACAGTGTTTTATAAGTTTTTTACTTTTTTACTTTTCATTGTCCACATTGTCCACAAACCCTCGAAACCGGCATGAACGCTAGGTTTCTGTGTGGACAATCTGCCCTGGTTTCGCGGTCCACACTTTTATCCACGTTGTCCACAACTACTTAGGGTAAACACCTAGTAAATAAATAATTGACAATGCAAAAAATAGCCTTACACTACTATTCATGGTGCTGCAATAGTGCAGCTCCATGCAACCAAAGGATAGACACAATGGAAAATTTTCAAGGCCAATATAAAGTTATCAATTTTCAATGGGGCTACATCATTGCATCATTTGACACTTTGCGAGCTGCTCTCGCATATGTTGAAAAACGCGGCATGAGAGCAGATCACAAGCGCGGTGAAAAAAACGTATACGCGGCTTACTGACACTCTCACTCTAAGCCCACAACATGGGCTTAGGGGGAAATTGTCCCGCTTACTTTTTATAAAGGAAAAACCATGACATTACAGCAAGGTATTGAAATCGCGCAGCTGGCCAAATCCAAAGGTTACGCGCTGCGCGCGCATAACGGGCTTGTCCAGTTTGTGACGTACGAGCGCGACACCGATACGGTCACGCCGCGCACCGAATTTTTGACCTATCAACAAGCCAAGCAGCTGATGCTTGATGCCGGTGAGTAAACCATGAGCAAATACAGAATGCACTACATTTCCGAGCCAGTCCAGCGCGAGCCCAGCGCGCTGGCCATCTATCTAGGTGCTGCGGCATTCGCTGCCGCGCTGTACATCGTCACGTTCGTTCTTTTTTCCCTCTAACCCCATGCGCGCTGATCATGCGCGCATTTAATACACTAAGGTCAAATAGCATGCAAAATTTTCTAGGCTACATCGCATATGAGGGCCCGTCTGAAATCGACGGCGCGCCGATTGTCGTCATCGTCAACAAAATCGACGGGTCCGAAAACGCAAAAACAGGCGCAATTGTGCAGACGTTCATTATTCGGTCCGATATCGCGCCGACCGATGCGCTAAAAACCGGCGATGATGCGAGCATATGCGGCGATTGTGTCCACCGGCCGCTATTGGCCAGGGAAAACGGCCAAGCTCCGTGTTATGTTAATGTCGGCCGGTCGGTGCGGTCGGTGTACGACGCATATAAACGCGGCCGGTATACCCGGGCCGACAATGCCACAATCGCGCGCGCGCTGGCGCAAAAAATTGTTAGGTTTGGCACATATGGCGATCCAGCGGCCGCACCGGTACAAATGTGGAATCAGATAACCCGCTATGCGGCCGGTCGTCGTGGTTACACCCACCAATGGAACCGGCCAGGCTTCGACGCGGCCGCCTGGGCCCCTTTGGTTATGGCATCGGCCGATAACATCGATGAGGCGGCCAGGGCTAACTTATTGGGGATGCGGGTTTTTCGCGTGAGCATCGGTGTTGATAAACAACCCGGCGAAGTTATTTGCCCGGCCAGCGCTGAGGGCGGCAAAAAAGCTACTTGTGCAAAATGCACGCTATGTGCTGGTACGTCGATCCAGGCGCGCGACGTTGTGATAGCGGACCACGCGACCGGCCACGCGCGCCGGGTTATCCGGGTTAGCGTAGCGGCTTAATTTTCAGTGTCTGATCATGCTGTGATCAGACGCGGGCAATTTTGCCTGTAACCAGTAGAGTAAATTATGCAAACTATCACGCACGGGCGCGCGCGCCTTACAGTACAGCCAGAAAATGAACAGCCAATACGCGACATATTGGCCAAAATAGATAAGACCAGGGGCCGGAAAGGCGCGAAGCTGGCCAGAGAAAAGGGCGAAGCTAAACACGATAGCTCTAAGCGCGACTACCCGCAATTTAACCCGGACTGTATGTTGACCAGCGACTATATAACGGCCTATATCGCGTTAAATCATGCGCGCCTGCACCTAGTACCCTGTACCATTGAACCCGCGTTAAATCGCACCCCTACGGGCTTAGATCCGGCATATCCGGAAGTAGTGGAGGAGACCATAGCATGACTACCCTATACACGGTCCAACTTTTCGCGCCAGGGGCGCGTTATAGTCGCGCCTTAGGCCATCGGCCTATCTCCAGGCACCGGGCGCAGCGCATCGCGGCATGGTTCAAACAACGCGGGCGCGATGCTTATGTCGCGCCAGCACTAATCACAAACAAAAGGAAATGAAAATGAACGACGAATTTAAATTTGACGATATTGCAGGCCAACCCGCCACGCTGGAGATCAACTCACGCGACTCGCATTGCGTGATTACATGGGGGGACCTGATCATCAGCGACGCATCCGGCGATATCGGGTTCTGGAAGTCATTTCACCGCAAACGATTGGGCGCGCTCAAAGGCGCAGCATTACAAGCCGCGTTACACAAGCACGCTAGAGAAATGATTGAGTTTGAAATTTATCAGCACATTAAATTTTTACAGGAAGAGGCCGCATGCTTATGACCATACGAGGGTTAACCCTAGATTGTGAATTCGACATAGAACCAGCAGAGCCAGCGACACAAGATGGGCCGGGCTGGCCAGCCATTTATACGCTGATCAGTGC